GGAACGTCCAATGGTTTCAGTGGTCGGAAGACTAGTCGTGCCGTGTATCGTCGTCATTTGTGGAATAGTACTCTATTTGCTACACATTGGCGTTCATTGGCTACTACTGCTGGAACAGTTGTTACGCCTGCGTCAGCAGTTGGTGGAACATTTCAAGCTATCCAGCTTATGAAAGCTGGTGGTACTATACCTTTCTATTTATCTACAGGAGGATTAATTTCAGATGATACTGGTATTACGGTACCAACATTCAAAGGTGATATTATTCTAAGAGGTGGTAGGTGGAATTTTACTATTCATAATACGTCGGCAGCGAGTATAGACGTGAAGATAAAAACTTGGTTAGTATGGACTGTTGATACACCCGTATTTGGGTACGAACCTAGTACTGCTGTTTCATTACTATGGGAACCGTCAGTTCAAACTGATTGGAACGAGAAGATTGGAAAAGTCATATCTACAAGAGAAGTACTATTAGAACAAGGCAATAATTGGAGTTTGAATGGGAAATATAAACTACAGAAAATTGATCAAGAAAGGTTCTTAGGAGGTGGTCACACCCTGTTGTTAGTGATGGTAGTGTCCAATATTGGTTTTGCTACCTCACATACTTTATCGTATACCTTTTCACACAATGTATCTTTTAGTGGTGACATGGTCACTTAATCGTCAGCAGTGACGTTAAACACCTTGTATCTTGTACAATAAGGAAGCGCAGGTCAGCAACGGGGTAAGTATTACCCCCGTTGCCCTGCGCCCCCTCCCTATCTATAAAAAGAGGAACCCCCTCATTGTTTCTCAATGCCTTCTCAACCTCAATACTTTCATTTCTGCTTTACACTTAATAATTATGTCGAAGAGGAAGATGTGCCCCGCATCTCAGCTTGGTGCACAGAAGAAGCCAAGTATTGGATCATCGGCCGAGAGGTCGGAGATTCAGGTACCCCGCATCTCCAAGGGTACGTCAGCCTTCGAAGAAGGCGTTCTTTCATTTATGTTCGGAATAAGCTCTCAAACAGGTGCCATATTGAGAGCTCAAGAGGTACTGCTCGACAAAATCGAGAGTATTGCTCTAAAGGTGGAAACTTTGTCGAAGGAGGTTCAATCAATGAAGGAAGATTGTCAAAGGACCGAGACGAGGTCGCCCGATCGTTCTTGGTTGCCGTCGGACGGGGAGATAAGGGTCTGGTTGAGTTCTCCGATAGCCAGCCCCACACATGGTTACACCATGGATCTAACATGCTCAGAAACGCCCTTCATCTCAGAGCACCTGTCGAACGGCCTTCCATATCAGTCAGATGGATCTATGGAGCTCCCGGAGTGGGCAAATCTCGTCTAGCACATGCGACTCTTCCAGAGGCGTATGTCAAAGAACCACGCACGAAGTGGTGGAATGGATATCTATGTCAAAGTGATGTTATTATTGATGATTTTGGTCCAAATGGTATAGATATCAATCATTTGTTAAGATGGTTTGATCGTTACAAATGTTTAGTTGAAAATAAAGGAGGTATGGTAGCCTTGCACGCTACCAACTTCATTGTAACTAGTAATTTTCATCCGCGTGATATTTTCAAATGGGGTGATGATGTAAACCCCCAACTCCCAGCACTTGAACGGAGGATTGTATTGGAAGAAATGTTATGAATAAAGAATACTGTGGCACACGTATATTATGATTTTAGAATATTTGAGGAGCCGAAGGCGACGATGTGGCCGCTTCCGGCGGAGCCCGGCAGGCCACGAAATGGCGAAGCCATTTCTATGGTTACGGCCTTTAGGCCGTCGGAGACTTGGGCCTATAAATAGCCACCCCGTTCATGGTAATACTATCATTCACGCGATGGCCCGTTACTTGCAAAAGCGAAAGCGTTCTAGTGGATCTAATTATGCTTCTAAGAAGCGGAAGAGAAACTTCAAACGTAAGGGCCGTAGAGGACTTCGTATGTCCGATCAAACGTCTCTTAACACGAAAGGAACGTCCAATGGTTTCAGTGGTCGGAAGACTAGTCGTGCCGTGTATCGTCGTCATTTGTGGAATAGTACTCTATTTGCTACACATTGGCGTTCATTGGCTACTACTGCTGGAACAGTTGTTACGC